ATTCACTGAAAGGGTAACACCATCAATCGCCAAAGCAACTTGCGCACCTGCATTAGTCAGAGTAGCGCCAACACCAACCCCAGCTCCTCCTGGTTGGTTGTAGGTTGCATTCAAATTAGTAGGTGATTCAACTCGCACTGGTGTGTGGTAGTGAATACCAGAAGCCACAAGGGTGTCCACATACTGCTTGGTCGCTAACTGTAATGCAGATGTTGGGTCTTGCGTTACAGAAACTGAATTCAACCCAGCCAATGTGAGGCTTGTTGCGCCAAGGCTAATAGCTGTAGAGCCAATCGTCAAAGACGAGTTTGTCAGCGCATTGTTCGGTATATTCGTGAGTGTGTTGGTTGAACCACTAATCGACTTATTCGTGAAGGTGTCGGTCGTAGCACGACCCACCAGCGTGTCGGTCGAAGTCGGCAACGTCAGTGTGCCAATGTTTACGATCGAAGCGATTGTTGGTGTAATCAGCTCTAAGTTCGTAACACTTGTAGCAGTGCCACCGAGCGAAACAGTTGTCGAACCGAGCGTAATCGAGCTGTTGGTTAGCGCATTGTTCGGTAAATTCGTAAATGTATTTGCAGAACCCGACATCGACTTGTTTGTCAAGGTCTGAGTGCCTGTTAGCGTGGCAACCACCGAAGTGTCAATTGCAATGGTAACAGCCAGAGATCCGTCATAACTACCGCCTGTTAAGCCATTCCCTATGGTCAAGGGATTTGAAGCTGTAGCAGTGATTGTGCCACTACCACCCAAAGCAACTGTCACACCATTGTAAGTAACCGAGTTGTTCTGCAGCTGAGCATTGGTTACAAGTCCTGAAAGAGCTGTCGTAGGAATTGTGGTGCTTGCGGTCATAGCACTAGTGCCATTCCCGATTACGTAGCCTGTTAAAGTGCCGACTCCCGTACCACCATTCGCTACATTCAAAATACCAGCCAGCGTTACTGCGCCAGTCGTGGCAGTTGTAGGTGTAAACCCTGTCGTGCCAGCGCTAAACGAAGTAACACCACCCGTGACGGAAAATGCATTCCAGCCTGTATTTGTATAACCCTCGAACACTTCACTTTGCGTATTGTAGCGGAGCATACCTGTCGTTGGGACAGCAACTCGCTGAGAAGTGCTACCTCGTGGCAATAGCGTAGCAGAAGTTCCAGGAAGAGTCGGGTTATTCGCAATGCTGAAAGTCGGGTTGCTTCCTCCGTTCGGATTGGCGATATCGATCTGGTCAGAAGTTCCAGTGAGCGTTACATTCTGGAAATAAGACCCACCGACCAAACTGACCATGCCGTTGCCAGACAAGGTTGCAGCAGATAAAGCCAGTCCAGTTAGCGAAAGTGTAGGATTGCCAGCAATGCCGTCCCCATTTGCAACGCTTAAACCAGTTGTTCCAGCTGCGATCGATCGTGCAACTACCGTATTCACTCCCGACTTGACGATAACACCCGTAGAAGCGTTTTCGAGGCTTGCAGACGTACCATTCAAGAATAGGCTGTAAACCCCTTGCGCACCACCATCAGAAGTTCCTATTCCAAGCCCACCACCAATGTAACGACTGTTGGGCAATGTGGGTTGCTGTCCGACTGTAAGAAATGTTTGAGTCTGAACAGGGCTGTTCGTAATCGCCGAAACAGTGGTCTGAACAGTTTGCCCATTTTGAACAATCGGCACCAACTCCGAACCTGTAATGGCGGTCGGTGCAGTTGGTAGCTGGGAGATTCTTATATTTGCCATAGTTAAGGACTCAAATTATCAAGGTTACCATCAATGTCGTCCTCAGAAGTTTCTGGCGCAATACCCCATTCTCCAGGAGTTCCTGTGAGGTCGAATGGAGTTGGGTCGTTGGCGATGTTTGGATCTGTAGTGATTGCGTCTTGGTTTTCTGCAACGTCAGCGTCTGGACGAGGAAATCTTAAAGAGATTTTCTCAGATTGTCTCGCAGGTAAACGATAAGGGTCAAATTGGTCGGAGCATCCGTTTCCGCAAACTCGGATTCCAGGAATGTTCCCGTCTGGACGAATGTCGGAGTACGCACGTTTCATCTTGCATCTGTCGCAGATAGCAATCGATAAAACAGTATTCCCAGAGGTGTCCAGCCAAACTGACATCTTTACCTCGTGTAGTAACTAATGTTTGGGGCGAAATAAATCGGCGACTTATCTCGTTCTTCTGCCTCAGCTTGAGCCCAGTACTTGTCTGCTTGCTGTTCGCAATACTGTATCCGTCCAGGATCGACCTGTGGGAGTTCCATTGCCATTTGGTGCGCAAGCATATTTTGCACCGCTAAGTACCAACGCTGAGGAATTTCAATTTCACCCGACAACTCGCCAACGTCTTGAATCTGGCGACTTAGCCAAAGTTCAAGCTGGGGTTGAATGGAGTTCGGCACTGGCCAAAGTTGCATATTTGGTTGCGGGATTGTGCGGTTGAACCAATATTGCAGTGGGCGCAACGCAGTAAAACTACGATTCGGCAGAGAGGAATAGTCGTCTCGGTTCATACGAGCCATGTTAATCGACAATGGCATCGTGCCGAAAACCACCTGATAAAAGCCCATGTTAGCACCCGAAGTCTGCTGAATGCGCCAATAAGGTGCTTCTACAGTGGGTTGCAAGTCGTAATAAATCCAAGTTCCTGCTGCCCAAGTTGTCGCTCCAGGACTGTAAAGTGTTGTCCATGTGGTATTGTCTTGGGAGTATTGAATGTTTACAGTCACCGAGCCACTCATGGCAGGTAACATGCCGATTGTGGTTATCATAACAGGATTACCCGAACCATTGTTGATTCCGATAACACCTGTGTTGCTGGTTAGCTGGCAAATCAAATTACCAACACCATTGAATGCATTTAGCGTCGTTCCAGAAGAACTATAAGCACCTGTGTCAACAGCAGTTAGCGTGCGGTAATTAGCATTGAGCACATCCACTGTGCCCACTGGCAGGTAATAGTATTGTTGGTCGGGGATTAGCCCGACGATAACTTTATTGATACACCAATACTGGATACCAATGTTGACAAGGTTAGAAAGAATGTAATACAGGCTTTGCTTAGACGCAATCACTTGCTCGTCGGTTAGCTCTTCGGCGAGTTTCCCTGCACGACGAGCACCACTGTCGATCAAGTTCTGGACAGTAACAACTGTTTGCCCGACTGTTCCACTAGTGCTCATTTACCAACCCTTTATGTCATGTTTCTTAGCAGCTCCACCTTCTTTACAATTCCAGCGAGCTAAGGAGGCTTTCGCTCGGGGTGCGTCACCCTTTGCATGCTTTACAACACCGCTCATCCTAGCACAGAATGATTTCTTTCGACCAGCTTCTTTTTCAGTTTTTGGGTTTGGGGCTGGCGCTTGCAAGTTACTTCCCGTAGCTCTGTTCGCCTTTGCTCTGCCTTTGGCAGTTAGCCCTGCACCTTGGTCGGTAGGGAGTTTTTCTCCTCTTCCAACACTTAATGATACTCCACCGCCAGATTTTTTAGCGGTTTTTGCAGCGTCAATAAACGCTTGCTTAGTTGGCGCACCTTCGCTACCGACTTTGCGCATGCGCTCGCCTGAGCCAGCAGCAATTCGTTCTCTTTTTGCGTGAATGTTAGCGTAGAGTCCACCGCCATCTTTCTTAGCAGCACGTTTAGTCGCATAGGCAATCGCCACCGCTTGCTTCTGGGGTTTCCCAGCTCGCAGCTCAGCAGCAATGTTTTTGCCGAATGCTTCTTTAGATTTGCTCTTGATCAATGGCATGATTTATCCTAACTGTGTAGCGATAAAGTTTGCGTCCGTAATTGTAAACGGCTGGCTAGTATCTGTACAAGCAATTTGTACAATAACATCAGAAGTTGTTACTGTCGTAATTATTGCACAAAAACCGACTTGATGCGGATCAGTTGACTGAGAGTGATTTTTACTTACTGTATTAACAAACTCAGTTCCAGCTGTTGAGTTGAAACAACGTAATAAAAAAGTATGGTTATTTGTAGCTGTAAACGTCGCGCTGAAAGTTATCGAATATACACCCGTTGCAAGAGTAATTTTATCAGAAGCAGCAACGGGAGTGACTCCACCAGCTGCAACACCATTGGTTGTAAACGAAGTAACTTGAGTGTAAGTGTTAGCTGTCCCGCTCGTAGTTTGAACAGTTGATCCACCAGCTACATAAATACTGCCATACCCACGAGCAAAAGAATTAAAAGAACTTATAGTCGTTTGGACATTAGCTCCAGCTTGAACTAAAGGAACAATTTCTGTTCCGTCTAGAGTTGCTGCAGCTGGCATTAACGAAATTTTTGTATCAGCCATTATTGGACCTCTAATTCGATTTTAGATGAATCTTGCTGGAGAACATAACCTGAATTTTCCATCAAAATATAATAAATTGTTGGAGGAGTAGGTGGCACCAGACAAGAATAAGTGTCAACAACACCTGCACCGCCTAAATCAGCCCCATAACTACCAGAGCTTGCATCCGCAGCAACGCCAAGAGCGCATCCAGGAGTGGTTTGCGCTTGGTTAGCTACGTCGCTGTAGCCAACATAAGACATTATGCAATACCAGCTTGAACAAGGTTAAAGTCAACAGTGCCACCACCTGAATTAACTGTGATACGAATACCAGTCACAGGGAAAGCATAGTTGCCGTCTTGCGTTGATGCCTGAGATGCTGCAGTAGGATGCGGATACCAAGTGGTAAATCCAACAGCAGGGTCATCGAATGTGTGTTGAACTGTAAAGTTTACAGTTCCTGTAACTTTAACCCCGAAGCCAACATTAAACGGAGTGCAGTTCGTATTCATGACGAAAGGAGTCGTCGAACCTGAACCTGTCTGTGAAGCTGTTTGAACTTTCATATCATTCCTTTAGTGAGTGGGTGAGGTTTCCCCCACCCAGTCAATTTAGCACTTAGACATTTTCTTCATAGCAGTAAAGCCACCGCCATCTTTACAAGTCATAGCAGCGTGACCGCCATTTTTGAACTTAGAACCTTCCAAGCTACCAGTCTTACCTTTTACAGTAGGCATTGGATTACCAGTGTTCATCGTGGTCATATACTTCTTGGCGACTGCCATACCCTTAGCAGCAACAGCACCGCCTTTTTTGAACTTAGAACCCTCAAGACCTTTTGTGCCACCTTTTACAGTAGGCATTGGATCACCAGAGTTCATCTTGTTCATGTACTTCTTAGCGACAGCTGCTCCTTTTGCGTTCAGTGCGCCACCATTTTTGTATCCAGGAGCACGCACACCACCAGTGGTTTTTTTGCTAACAGTACGAGTTGCTTCCAGACCGCCAGCCAATCCACCCATTACATTTGGACCAGCTTTGGGAGCAGGAGAACCGCCATTCTTAAGACCTTTGTGAGCCTTGCTGGCTCGCATGCCTTCGTGGCTCTTTAGCTCTTTTTTAACACGCTTTAGTTCGTCTCGCTCGTTACGCTCGTGCGCTTCGATTTCTTTCATCGACTCTCCCATGTGACCACCATTTTTGCGTAGCAAAGCAGGTTGACGAGCCATGGCTTTTGGAGCCATAGCCATACGACGACGAGGAGAAACAGGCATTTGGGCGCCAGCCATCATCGGAGCACCGCCCATCTGCATCTTAACCTTACCACCCTTTTTGAGTTTTAGCTCAACAGATGGCTCGGTTGTTTCCATTTTTGGCATTGGTTTGAATTGTCCCATTTTGCTCTCCTAGTTAGGCTTGGGTAACGCCAAGTGCACCAACACGAGTAGCGTTTGGTCCAACAGCGATTGCGGGTAACAAGATTCCCATAACAGTGCGATTAATACCATCAGATGCAGTTCCAGGAACATAAGTTCCACGAACGTCGCCAGTGGTAGTGGTTGCAGTTGCAGTGGCTGCAGCAACAAATGTGCCAGTGTCTTCAGCCAATGTGCTATTGGTTTTTACGCTTGCAATGTAAGCCACATTAGTCACACGAACAGGCAAGCCGAGAATGTCAGTTGTGCCCATTGTAACAGCAACAACAGTACCACCAGAAACAGCGACAGAGCTGATTTGGTAGAATGCTTTTTTGCCATTAACAGCAGTAGAAGCTACTGCACTGGATGCAATTACTTCACTCATTGGCTGACCATAGTAGTCGTAGCCAGAAACAGTGAAGTTACGAGCTGTAGGTGTTCCTGCTCCTGTGGTCACGCTAACTGCACGTGGCACGTCGAGTTGCAACACTGTGCCGTTATTGGTTGTTACAGAAGTAACACCAGCGCCAGCAGTGAGAGTTATGCTACCAGCTGCAGCTGGAGTTTGAGTCGTTGCGATGTTGTTTGCAGCGAGTGCTTGTGGGATAACGTCCCAAACATAGAGACGACCCAAAGGACCAACACCAAGGCTCATAGGTGAAGGATCACCTAGCAGTGCATTGCCTTGAGCATACATCGTTGTGCTGCTCGCAGTTTGCGAAGCGCTAACAGTGTAAGTACCAGTACCACCAGTACCGCTAACAAAAGCAGTAATGTAAGTGCCGTTAGTTACACCAGTACCGTCAATGTACTGACCGACGAGCAAAGAGTCGCCAGAAAGCATTGCAGTAACAGTAAGAGTTGTGGAAGAAATGCTACCAGTGAAAGTGGCGTTAGCACTGGCAACGCCAGTACCCATGTAAGTAACCGCTGGACCTAAAAACAGGTCATCTGAATATTGAGGCATTTTGTCTGCTCCTTGAAAAGTTTGACAAATACAAATTAAAAAAAGAGGGGTTGAGTTTCCCCAACCCCCTTATTGCTTTAGACGCCAGGAGTTCCGTACATGGCACGCCAGTCGGTAAATCCTACCTGATAACGCTCAGTTGCTTTGTAACGCATGGAGTCGGTTTCGAAATCACCTTCCATAGTTTTCTCCAAAGCACGACGCATCAAGAGCTTCATGCCCTCAGGTGCATCAGTCTGAACCCACCAGTTAGTTGGAGAAGTCAAACGACTAATAACAGTTGCGCCTTCAGGCATCAAACCAATCGACTTGATTGGGTTAATGTCGTTGTTCGCAGTGCCAGTACGCAGTACAGACTTCAACAACACTTCTGCTTGGAACACGTTTCCAGGAGCAACAACCAACTTCAATGGCTGTAAGCGGATCTTCTTGCCGTTGTTGTCAACAGCTTGACGAATCTGGATTAACATCTGTTCGAGGGAAGTTTGCGACAAGTTAGCTGCAGTTGCGAGCAAGTTGCTTGCAGTACCGCTAACGATTGGGTGCGAAGCTGAGTTCAGCTGCACGCCATCACCACCAGTGTAAGCGCTGTTAAACGCACGATTCAATACGTTTGCGCAGAGCAATTCTTTGGTTTCCACCAAAGACTGTGCCAAGTGCTTAGCATAAACCTGACCGATACGGATGTGGTCACCATCTTCAACCAACACTTTGGTCAAGGCAAATGCCAAACCAAACACTTGGTAGACGTAGCGTTGTAAGAACAACACGCCACCTTGTTGATAGGTAACAGGTGAGCCATCAGGCAACTGAGGCGCAGCACCGAAACCATACAATACAGGCTCTTCGTGGTAGTTACGTGGGATACCAGCTTGTTCACGGAATACAGTGGACCATTCGTCTGCACGTTGGTCATAAACACCGTCAAAAGCCTCATTTAGGATTGGTTCTACGATTGAACGGAAATCCGTACTTCTCATTGGAGCAGCCATGTTCTATTCTCCTTATGCAATGGCAGCAACGTTAGCAGTAAACTGCTGTTGCGAGATTTGAACACGTACGATCACAAAGGGATCGCCCCAATTGTTGTCTGGATACGGAGCGATATCAATCACACGGAGGAGATTGTTACCACTAGTTGTTCCAGAACTAGACATCGTGCAAGCAGACAAACCAGTAGTGGTTGAGCCTGCATATGGATTCGTGATGTCAAACTGGCTACCGATAGCTGTTTGGCTAACAGGACCATCTGATTGAATCTCATAAACGATTTGCTGATCTTGGTAGAAGTAAGCAACGATGTTGGTAGCAGAAGTGCTTGCTGGCCAATAGTTACTTACACGACGACGACCAGTCGTGTCAGTGAATTCAACACCATCGAATGCGCCTTGGATTGTGTCAGTGCCGTCAGAACGGACAAGAACACCACCAGACAATTCAACAGGCTGACCTTTTAACAGGTTTTGGTTATAACCTGAAGTGATACCATTCGCTAGCGCAATAGCACGATCCAAACCTGTTGGATGGTACACAGGGCGCATGCCAAATGGTGCATTTGTTGCAGACATAAGTTGCTCCTTAAAAAGGTTAATTAAAAAAGTTTTGACTTCGCTTTCTTCAAAGCTATCGGCAAAATCGCTATTAACGCAATTTTCAGGGCTACTACGAATTTTCAAACTAAGCGACTTGATTGCTTCGCTTATTTTCCATCATTATAACCCTATTCGTTATTAAAACAAATAGGGTTATAAAATTTAAAACACTGGTGCTTGTCGACTTTGGTCGAACTGCATGCCATCACCTTCGATTTGACCGAGGCGCTTACCATTACTGTCCTTGGCATTCAAGAGTTGGTCTTGTTGGACCTTGATTTTCTCTTGTTCTTCCATTGGAGCGTAGTGGTGCATCTCTGCCATGATCTCTTGGTACACTTCATTAGGCATTTTGTAAAGAATCATCTCGTTACAAGCAACATGACCTTCCAACTCACCTGCTTTTACGTGGTAATTCTCAAAGCCAGGAAGTTCCTCGGCTTTTACAGGCGTATAGCCCATGCGCAAGCGTTTGTGGATAGGGTCGTATTGGTTTGTAGAAGACAACCAGCACAGGTGAAATCCAGGAATTTCTGGTGGAGTAGGAAGAGCTTCTTGCATCCACTCAGAGCGGAACATACGACGACGTTCTTCTGAGGAAGCAAAACTGTCTTCAGGTGCAGCACGTGTCTTATCGACAATAGCTCCACGATTTTCACGACCAGAGTTAGTATTTTTCTTTAAACGATTGTCCATTTTTAACCTCGATTCTTGTTAGAGCGATCCCATTCAGCATACTTGCGAATGGCGTTTTGACGAGCAGTGGGGTTATCCCAAAGACCAGCTTCCTTCATAGCAGCGACACGATCAGGACTTAGTCTAAACTCGTTAGACTTTGTCGTTGCCATCGTTTCTCTACCAGAACTTGTCATCACAGATCGAGGTCTTTTTTGTTGAACATTCCCTGCATTATAACCGCTATTCGATTTTTGCGGCAAATATCTTTGCATACGTGTGTCCAGCTCATCCCAGTAATCTGGAGAAGTCGGGTCGAACCCTTCTTCGGTCAGTTTTTTGTCGACCAATTGGGCGATTTGTGACTCCTCGTTGCGACCTTGTGGGTCGTACCAAGGATTTTCCTCCATCCAATCAGCAGCCATGCGCTGAACCATGGGGTCTGGAACACTAATGTTCTGTTGAGGAGTGGTCATTTGCTTGGTGGCATTGGTCTTTAGCATCTCGAGAGACTCGAGTTTGCGTTTAGAGTCGTACCACATTTCTTGCGCATGAGCCAAAGACTCGCCATCGTTGCGAGTGACAGCCTCTTTCATCTTCATTTTGGCGTATTCGACTTGCACACCAGCGTCTTCGATCGCTTTATCCACACGTGCCAGCTCGGCACCTGAGGTTTTACGCTCGACTGCAGCCAGTCGGTCAGCCAATTCTGAGTTTTGCTTCTTGAGTGCGGTGATTAAGTAGTTTGATTCCTTCGCTTTTTCACGATGGATCTGCTTTTTCAACCTGCGCTCTTCACGTCGAGCAGCCCGAATCTCTTCTCGCTCGGGATCTACATCGTCACTTTTTCGACCTGTTGGTTCATCGTCGTGATCATCATCACGATCCTGAGCGCTATCTGCGCTTTGGTCTTGTGGATTCTCTTCGCCTTCGGGCAACATTACTGCCGCACCTCCGTCGTCCAGCTCGTCCACTTGCATTTCTGCTTTTTCAGTTGGGTTCATACAGTTTTCCTTTCAAAACTTTAGATGAATGCTTTAATTTCTCGTGGGTCGCCTGTGACTTTCCCGATTAGTTCGTGGTCGTTGAAAAACGTGAACAACGCTTTTCCCTTTGCACCACTTTCGTCGGTGAAATCCACCTCCCAGCGATCACCACCCCACTTAGGCACACGCACGTAATCACCTACTTGCGCCCAAGCACCTTCTGGCCATGGAGCCATTGTTTCACGATTTTTGAACGCCAGTGCTCCAACTGCGATCACTTTGCCGATCATCGTGTTCCACTTCTCGGTTTCCTTGACTTCTTCGGGAATATAAATTCCAGCGGAAGTTACTTTCTCTTTCACAGCCCGTAATTGAACCAAAATTCTGCCACCATACGGTGCCATCAATGGGTCGATTGTTGGGAATGCTTCTGCAAGCGTCTGTTCGATATCATTCGACATCTTTATCCTCTTCTGATAGTAAGTTGTTTAAAATTTCCAAGGCTTCTTGCAAACCTTGATTTTGGCCAACCAAGCGCTGATAAGATTCGAAATTTATGCAGTTGCCGTTTACCAGCGACTCCGCAATTTCATTCTGTCGGCGCTTGATGCCGTTGATGAGGTCGTTTGGGGTTACCATTAGCGACCTCGAGCTGCACCTTTTCTACCGACCGCAATAGCGATCATCAGTCCAGGTTTCTTCGCACTGCCACCTTTTTTAAGGGAGGCAATTTTTGCTTTACCAGCATTGAAGTCGACACCTGCGTTCTTTCTGTCGCCCATTGCTGGTAAATTTGCTGCTGCGGATTCGGAAACAGCACCGCCATTGGCGTAGCGTTTCACTTTACCGCCTTTTTTCATTACGTTACCTTCTGTGATTCCCATAGCCATTTTCTTATGGGCATTGATTGCTTCAGTCATAGTTTTCTCCTAGGGTTGAACTGGTGGTTGGGGCATTTGTTGTGGTGCTTGCTCAGCCATAGCAGCTGCTTGTTGCTGGGCTGCTGCTTGCTGCTCAGCCATTGCTTGTCGTTCTAATTTATCTCTTTCAAACTGCTGTTCCATCGTCATGACGTTTATGTCGTGAGTTATTTCCGCAGCTTTCATTTGCTCGTCAGTGACGATCTTGGCTTGCTTTGCTTCCTTGTCATCTAATTGCTTTTGTTGCCGCAATTGTAAATCGATCTGATCGTAGGTTGCCTTGCGCTGTGTTTCTGCCATCTGAGTTTGCGTAATTGCTTGGATTTCAGGAGGCATAGGTTGCTGACTCTTCATCTTCTGCACCATTTCGAGCGCTTGTTGCAGCGCTGGAATGATCGTTTCCGCAATTGTTGCAGCGTCTTGGTGCACGTGCTTACCAGCAGCAGCTACCAACTTCTGCGCTTCTTGCATGATTGGCTCGACCTTCAATACGTTGAATGGGCGATCCAGCGCAGCAGAAGTGTATCCGTCGACTTGGTTCAAATACCAAAGTGTTAAGTGCTGCTTCATGTGCTCCAAGAATGCAGGCACGAATGTGGGCGCCATAATCGGATTGGATCCATACATTGGGTCTTTGAAATAGTCCAAGTGCGTAATCATATGAGCCAGCTGATCTTGGATCGGGAACGCACCGACTGGTTTGCCGATTGTCATTGCCACGTTCTCGAGTGCAGGATTCATGTCCTTTACGTCTTGTGGGTCTGGCAACACTTCGTTTATGTCGGGTAACTTTATTTGCTTAAGTATCCGCTTCTCAACAGCAAGTCGGTTATACAAATCTGGGTTAGCCTGAGCTCGTGCAGCGAGCGTTTGGATTTGTGCGTAGCGTTGGCTCTCGGCAAAGATGTGTGGGTCGGAAACAGGAATAACGTCTGGATTGGAGATAAAATCGTCAGCGCTTATTTCCAAGTCTTCAACAACTTCGTTCTTGCGTTGCTCGTCCAAATACCAACGATTGAGTCGACCGAGCACTTTGAACACTCTGCGTTGCGAGTCATGCAAGCGTGCATGAATCGAGCTGAAGACTGCAGCGCCTTGTTCGATCAACGCTTGTGTCGTGCCCACTGGTGCATTCGAAGTTACATTGGCGATCTTTTCTTCCGAGGTGGTCACCACCCCTTTAGCTGCATCCGTGAGCCAGCCGAGCAGTTGCATCAACACTGGCGAGGGTTGGTTGAACGGCACAGGCATAGCGATCTTGCGCACGTCGTCCACTCCTGGAGCGCCTTCGATTTCTGTGACCTGAGTTGGTTCGATCGTCAGCGACTGACCAGAGATCTTGCCACCTTTCAACTTCAACATTGTCGGAGCAGTGGCGATGTGGGCAGAGTCCAACAACGCACGCAACGCACCTGTTAGCGCAGCACTGAGCCCACCAATAAGGTGAGGCAAACCAATAGCATAAGCGCCTCGCCAAGGAATAAACTTGAACTCAATAATGTGGTCGAGCTTAGTAAGAGTCTCATCGCCATCCTCCCAGTTTCTGTAAAGACCAACCACCGCACGCTCGTTTTCGTCAATCATCAAGACGTAAGGCGCACGCTCTTCTTTGGTGATCTTGTCGCCTTCGAGTTGCATAAAGGTTTGAATGTGGTAAACTCGGCGAATGCCGTCCACGTTCGAGGACTTCTGGTTACGACCTTCGATCTTGTCGTTGGCTTTCTCAGGCTTTGTTTCTTCGGGCATTTCGGACGCCATGTATGCGTCCACGTCTTTATACAAACCCGACTCAACTCGGATTTCGAATTGCTCTTGCGTGATGTCTTGGAATTCTGTAACACGCTCTGCGGTGTAGAAGTTGCCAGCTGCAAAGGGCAAGTAGATATTGTCGATAGGCACGAACTCAGCGCATGGGCGCTTCTTTGTTTCGTCCCACCACATCTTCATATACTGCGAACCACCGAGTGGAAGCTGGGTTAGCATCTGCTCTTGCTCGTCTCGGTATTCCTCGATTTGCTCGGTCAACTGCCAGTTCATGTAGTCACGCTTGCGCTCTGCCTTGGCGACTTTCTCTTCTGTCACCTCGCCGATGATCTTGGTTTTTACTGGACCATCTGGTGGGAACAATTCCTTAATCGCACGTGCAGCAAAGTCTACACAAGCCTCTGCCATTACAGGGTGCACAACCTTACTTGCGCCCATGAACTGTGCGCCTCCAGGAGCGTCGTGCCCTAAGCCAGTGCGACGTAAACCCTCTTCGTATTGCTTGTCACGCTCTTCACGTGCTTCTTTGTCTTTGTCGATTAGGTCTAAATACTTCAACGCAATCTTGCTAAGTTCCCAGTTGTCCAGCTCTTCAGCCATGTTGGCGTAGAAGTCTGGATTTTCTTCTGGACCTTTTAGGTCGTCCATGCGCACAATCGCCGAACCATCAGGCAACTCTTCAACTTCGGATTCTTCTTGGTCGAATATTTCGAAAAGCGATTCGTCGCCTTCCAAATTTTGTTTTGTTTCGTCTTGCATCGGATCGATGTATCGATCGTAGTCCTGCGGTATTGGCATTTCAGTAGCCATAGTTATTTCCTTTTAATCCAATTGTCTGGAGTCATGCGATGCTTTTCCACAAAGTCATCGTGCAATTTCTTTGGTGCGGTTTTATGCCGTTTGGAAATCTCGGTCATAAGTTCATCTATGGATTCGTAGTCGGTCTTCTGCAACTTAGGCAAGTTCGTTTCTAGGCTGCGCACCGCACCACCTTTAGCGAAACTCTTCCGATACTGCACTTGCGCACCCAACACAGGCTTACCACCTTGCGCAGGTTGCATAACATTCACCCCAGCGAATCCATTGCCACCGAGTGGCACGTTGTAGCCAGCTTGGTAGCCTGTCATTTTTGCAGGCATTTGCGGACTTTGCATGCCTTGCACTCCTAGGTGTGCCATTCCTGGACCAACAGGAGTGCGGTAAGACAAGTCACCCATGTAGGTGTCGGGTGCGTGACCTAACTTGGTGACTCGCCCACTCACCATACCGCCCAGAGCAGGTGTGCCATACTCGCCATAAATGTTCGTGCGAGCAGCTGGTGGTTGGGCATTCGGGATGTCGCTACGTGCTGGCGCTTGATGACGCTGTAAAGCAAAACGCATATAGTCTTGCTCGAATTGCTTAACAATTCCTTGCTCAGTCGTCTTGGAGCTGTCGGGATTGTCCATCGTGCGAGAGTAAAACTGCAACGACGAGTCGTCATTGGAGGCAGAAACACCGCCACCATCTTTGTAGCCTTCTGGTGGTATGTAACGGACTTGGTCGACCAAGTCGCTAAGGTCAGAAGCGTGAATGAAACGATCCATGTTCGGGTTAGCAGCTTTGACCTTGTTGTAAAGTTCGGAACTATTCACCAACCCAAAGTCGCCACCATAATTCTCGTCCAAGAAACGCACAACGGATCGCGAGTTGCCTGTGTCGACTAAGTCTACGTTGCTTAGGTCTCTCACCTCGCCAATGTTTTCCTGACTGTTCAAGAAGTCACGAACCATCTCCCGATACTTGTCGGTGACTGGTCCGTTGGACTTGCCTTTGATCTGCGCAATGTCGACTGTTTCGTAGGAGTTGTCCCGAGCCCACTTGTCGGCTTTTTGAATCTGCCCACCTCGGAAATAATTTTGCCACTCAGGACTGTTCGGTTTGTAACCGAGCTCGTCCGCTTCTTGGGCTGCTTCTCGAGAGAACTGCTCAATCACCTCTGCAGGTGGCGATCCAGGACGTCGAACTCCAGGAGTGCCTTCAATCGTCACGTGCGGTTTATTCTTTTGGTCACGCAGCGTGAAGATACGAGACTGGCCACTGATTACGTCTTCGCAGTAACCACCGACACAGTGCCCCATCAACTCACCTTCGTTCTTGAGTGCTTTTTCAAGTTCAGATTTCGATTTGTCTTTTGAAAAACTTTTAAGCGCTTCTTCTTCTGTTTGGAAATCTTTTGTCGTTGGTGCACCATATTGGTCGACACCTCGATAAACTACAGCGTCATTTCCCCAAGGAGCATTGTCGGTTGTTTTTATAATCCGCTGACCTTCTGGGACTTCTCCTATCAAGTCTGGCATCTTTAGCTCGTGCCACTTGAACCCATCTTTGTATTCTTTGATGGGTGGGAAATTTTTAACACTTTCCGCTGCAGATTTTTCAATTTGCTCAGCACGCCATGCATCGATCTTTGCGACTCGCTCGACTGCCTGTGGCAATGTGACTTTGTCTAGTGCTTCAGGCTTCAAGCGTAAGTTCTCAGGTAAGTCGGAGTCTTTCTTGATGGCATTGTATAGTTCGTCACGAATGTGATCGAATCCTAAATCACGCATCGTTGAACTGTCTAAATTGTAAAGGTTTATAACAGGATCTCGTTTGGCCAACTCTTCTATGAAAGGATTGTCTCGAAGAATTTGCTGCCGAACCACACTGCCTGCCTTTACATCTTCCATAAAACTTTTAGCTGAAGTTGGCGTAATGGCATTGTCAGTCAAAAGCTCCCAAGACCTGCCTTCTGGAGTTTGTGCGTAGCCTTCTCTTGGGAAGCCTAAAAACTCTCGATAGTCTTCGATTGATTTCTTGGAGAGTTTGTCGAGTGATTGAACAGAAGGATTTTCCGTTATGTTCTTTATGGTCGTCACACCTTTGTCAGCGAGCAAGCGCAGAGGGTCTGTCGGTGTGCCCATCTCATTCTTGACATAGCTGCCCAACTTTTTGTCGATCCACTTGTTCAAGTAGTGGTCTGGTGTTTTCCCTTCAGTTAGCTCGGCGAACTCTTTTGGATAGTTTTGCTTCATCCAGTCCCATTGACCTTCAGCGTAATCCATGTGGTGCTTACCAGTGCTGCGGAAGTACGCATTGTATCCGTCTTTTATGTCTGGGTAGTGGTAATCTATGTAATTGCCTGCAGACTGAGTCATTGGCTTGTCTGTTCGGAATTCAGGGATCTCTTGTTTGAGGAAGTTATTAGCGTATTCAACTCGATCAGGAATCCAATTACCACCTTTGGGCTTCACAGCGAACATTGCTGGGTTGGGCGCCAAAGCGTTGGGCAGTCCTGGAACCAGCGACTCACCTGCGAGCATTCGCTTGTTCATTGTTTCGCCGACTGCCTTGAGCGCTGGCTTGCCGATATTTCTTGCAGCGCCCACGACCGCAAACGGATCAACGATCGTGCCCACCACGTTGCTACCCAACTTGGTCGCCATGTTTTCTGTGTGGCCACCCATCTTGGGCATCATGTTCACGTACTGCTCGGTGGTGAAGGGTGCTGGCGCTTTGCGCAACACGTCTTGCACTCCTGCTGGTAAGCGTGGCGTGACATAGTCACGCAACAATTCGTTCACATCACCGACGAGTCCAGGAACGGAAGCAGCTGTGCCCTTTGCAGCACCATAGAGCATGGGCGCCAATCCGTGGGTGAATGCGTAACTTAACTTGGCTTGATCTGCGGGCATTGTCCGACCAGGACGATTCGGGACTGCGACTCGGTTCTGCTGGGCAAGCGCCAAGCGCATTTCGTCAGGAGTCGGATTAGACGGCATACGGATTCACCCTCTTCGGTTTTGTCTCGTCGACGTATTGGTCGCTGTTGTCTGGTACATAATCAATCGTTAAGAATCCAATGTCCCGTAATATTCGCAATGCCTGCGACGTGCTATCCACCAAGTCGTCGTGGCGCACTTCGGGGAACGAACAGATTTGATTAATCAGCGGTTCGCACCAATCCCTTGCGCATCCAGCCTTCTTTGTAGATTCTGGTAAGTATACTCTGCCTTTTGCAATTATAGGGGAAATAATATTTAAGCGCATCATCTTGTCTGCTTTGCCAGGATTGTACGACCGCACATTCAATCCTGTGCGTTGTAAGTCTTGGATCAACGAGATGCCTGCGGACTTATCCTCGATGAGGATCAAGTCAACTTTCTTACCATTGCCGAACTCGTCTGGGTCGCCATAAATCGAGCTGGCTTCTTCGATGACTCGGGGACGCAACTCGGGATATTGCAAGTATTCCGTCCAGCAGTCGATGAGCATCACGCTCATAGGCTTGTCGTCGTTGGGCTTGAACACTCCCCACACAGTGCATGCTGTTGGGTCGTTGTGCGTCTTCTCGGAAGTTGCACAATCGTACGATTGCAGGATGTATTGGAATTGCGGCAGTGGTTTGTTTGCGTCCCAGAGTCGGAACCAATCACGCTTCACGATTCCTGACTCTTCTGGGTCAAGGATCTCTGCGTAGATTTCTTGGCGACCCAGCTTTGTGCCTTCGTACTGCACGATCTGTTCAAAGAACTTGGGCGCCAAGTTTTCACGATTGGCGTACGTGGAGGCGATCGTATACGCAACGTCGTCGCCATCTCGGTCCACCAACTCCATAATCTTCGGTTTGGGCTTGGGCGTGGAAGTGCAAATGAGAAGTGGGTGTTGACCGAGTCGCATGCCGAATTGAATCATATCCCACGAATCGTCAAGGTAATCCCACGCAGCAAGTTCGTCGAGCCAACCGCCATGGAACTGTGGACCTCGGAATCTTCCAGGCTCGGAGGCAGGGATTCCCTTTATGATCGAGCCATTGGTTAGCGTTATCTCGCTCAAGGAACTTTTGTAGTCTTGCACAATTTCAATCGGCAACACGTTCATTAAACCCGAGTCACCTTCAAAGCACACATCACGAACGTCTGCGGAAGTTGGTGCGCTGACAAGCCACCTCGTCCGCTCTTGCGTCCACGCTTGCCACCAAGTCCACTCAGCTGCCGCACGTGTCTTACCTGCACCACGGCCAGCGAGCAAAAGCCAAATCGACCACCACAGGTCTTTCGGTGGCACTTGATGCGCCTTTGCGGTACTGAGCCATGCGATTCGCTTTTCATACGCAAACTTCTTTGCGTCGGGCAACAACGTGAACTGTGCACGTGCACCAGCGAGGATAGCAGGGTCGACAACTTGGTTCATTCGTCTAAGTCTTCTTCAACAAGAGTGGTTTGCTGGGCGATGACCTTACCAGTGGTGCGCCCATTCGAAATTTCATTGCGCATCGTCACGCCAATCTCAAGAGCATTTAGCAACTTGTCAAAGACTCGCTCATCAGCAACTTTTTCAGACTCATCGGTAATAATTTGTTGCTGAATCGCTGTCAGCTTCGGATGGATGTAAGGCGCCAAGTCCCGAGCGATGGCGCATGCGGCAATCTTTTCGTCCTTGTCCCAGAAATCTTTCATGGTAAGGTACATAACCTCCAAGGGTGTCACAGTCATCATGTCGAGTTTGCCGAGCAAGCGCTCTCGGGCTTGGCGCTTTAGCGCCACTTGCCCTTTTTGGCGCCCACCTCGGCGCTTCGGTGCATCAATAACAGTCGTATTCGCTGACTCTGCCATTATTTTGCCCTTATGAAAATAATCCAACTCAGCGAATTATGCGCTAACACCTGTGCAAAAGCAAACTTGAAAAAGTTGTTGAATCTTTAACAAGGTTCAGTTAAACAATCTCAAACACATGTCCATCAAATTCTGCTTTTTTCTCGACCTTGAGTTTTTTGCGGAACGATTGGTGCTTGTGCATCGGTAAATTCAACGCAACAAATGCAGCTGCAACAGACTTGTAAGTTTGCTCTCCGACTTTCACTCCATGTTGCTTGTGTCTTGCTTCGGACATTTCATTCTCCAAATTTTCAGTTTCATTGTCCGACAATCCGAACAGTGACAATCCACATTTGTGAATCTGGTGG